ATTCTCTTGGTCATCAATAAATCCTAGTTTGTCGCGTTCAAGTCCATAATATAGTAATTGTACCACAAAGTCGCCGAGTTCTTTTTCAAAAGCTTCTTTGTTATATCCATAACATTCTTTTGGAACATCATGAACATAATACTCAAATCCGACTACAAGTTTGTCATTCTCTGTGTCTTCCTTAAAGTTAACATCAGTGTAAGTAAAGATGATGTTAGCAAACTCTCCAGTCGTAAAACACAAAGCATGAGAGTCACCATTGTGACCCGGTCTTCCAAGAACTTTATGCGGCCTCAGCGGTGTTGTCTTCATACGATTCCATCTGTTGTAAGATCTCTTCATCGCGAATGATATCACCATGCGCGATTGCATACTTATTTTGTACGTAGTCGTTGAAAGATTTAGATGTAACAATCGACATCCAAAAGTCTTTAGTATCTGTGTCTTTAATACGATACTTTTTATCTTCAATCTCTCCAGTTTCTTTATTTACTTTTGAATACCAACCATTGCTAGGTTTGATAACATGTCCAGATTCGAGTGCGATATCCAATAAACCAGACCACTTGCTAATGCCACCGTCAAAAGATACAGAGACAGGTATTTTAGATTTTTCTTTAACATATCGTGATTTTTCTACGTTGATGATAAAATTATAACCAACGATTTCGGTTCCTTCTTTTTCTTGTTGACGACCAAGAATGAAAATGTTGTCGGCGGAATAGTAAGGGCCTGTTCCACCAGAAACAATAGCCTTAGGAAACATTCCTTGTTCCATATAAGTATGATTGACTACAACCATAGGAATATCTTTAATCGTAAGGTGAGGTGTTACCATACGAAACAAAGATTTAATTTGTTTAGCACGAGACATATCTGCAACAGACTTGCCTTCAAGTGCATCCTCCACTTCTTTCTTAGAAGCAAGGTTACCAATCGAGTCAATGACAATCATTACTCGATCACCTCGATCGATGTTATTAATCTGTTGCATTGCATCGAATTTTAGTTGTTCAAGATCTGTAATAGGAGTATGGAGCACCCGCTCAGTGTCAATACCAAAACTATCAAAATAACTTTGTGGAGTACCGAATTCAGAATCGTAGAAAAGAAGTGCTGCATCTGGGTACTTATCTAGGTATGATCTTGCCATAAGCAAGCTGAATGCTGTTTTGAAATGTTTGGAAGGACCAGCCCACATCGTAAGACCTGGAGTTAGTCCACCATCTAGTCTACCACTTAGTGCAACGTTAATTGCTGGAATCGAGGTAGGAATCATATCCTTCTTAGTGAAGAACTTAGATTGCGACAGAATCGCAGATTCTTTAATCGTAGTATTCTTTTTAATTTTATCTAGTATGCTCATTGTTTCTCCTATGTGTAATGCAGGTATGTTGATAGAATATATTTGTCATTGCTAACAGGCTTTCTTCCTTTATGAGGATACATCCACATAGGCGGGAATACCACCATTCTACCACATTTTGGTTTGACAAGACAATCTATTTCGAATTCAGTTTCTCCGCCTTCTTCAACATCATTTAGATAAGCAAACATTACTAAATATCTTGATGCTGATGGCTTATCTCCAACGTCTACATGCCAACCAAATTGATCGTAATCGTTATTGAAGTATCGTTTTAGTCTTGCATCTTCAAATGCAAACTTTTGTGGAAAGAACTCTACGCCAGTTACTTCTTTATAATGTTCATAAACATTTCGCATTCTGATGTAATACTCTTCAATAAATTCTTTGAAGGGTTCTTCTTTAGTGATGTTAACTTCTACGAATGAACGATAATCTTTTTCCCAAGAATGTTTAGATTCACGCTGTGTATTAAACTCGTGTTTATCATTGAAGACATCAATTATCTTCTTACACATTTCTGGTTCTAATACATCATCATATACTCTAACATAATGACTTAGGTTTTTCATATTCATGCAAAGAAATCCTCTAGCGTTGCTTCCTCTTCTGCCTTCCAACCGATAGCATTCAAAATAATCTTAGCTGGATCGAGGAATGATTTTTCAAATTGTGTATCATTATCGATATAACGATGTAATCCAAATTCGGGAGGAAGTACTTCAGGAAATGCAATAACATCTTCACGGATAGGATTCTTTGGATCAAGATATATGTACTTAATCTTCTCACCTTCCTTAATCATTTCATACGAATTTTCTAGACCGTGTTGCTTTAGTAAATTATTGTACAATAGTGCAGCACGAGAATTTATTGGTGTTGACTTCTTGTAGATTGTTTTAGAATCTGCATATTGCTTGAGGGAGGATACACCACGTGGGAAAGCTTTCTCTTCGACGGGAAGACTGTCAAAGGTATTCCTAAATTCTTGTATAAAGTGTTGAGTTTCAGACTCAGTACCATTAATGAGAATCTGGAAGAGGCTCTCCATAGCTTCTCTACACGGCGCTGGTGTAGACGACTTAATGGCTTCGATGCCCATGATCTTAAGCTTAGCGTTTGCATAACGAACTCCTTCATTGTCCCATACATTAAGTATATATCGTTTCTTAGCAGTCCAGATTCCACGATCTGCAATGCCTTCACGCTTCATACTGATTCTGTGTTTGAAGACGTTGAGATTTGTTCCGAGTTGTTTGAATGCAGTATCGAAGACGTCCGTTTCGATCTTCTTACAGACCTTATCGAGGAAGTCAACTTTCTTTGCCGTGGTTGCGTCGGGGACGACTGCATCAACCAAGCTTGAGAAGTTTGAATAAATTGAGTCAGTATCGATTGCGATAACATAGTCTTTATTAGTTTTAAGTGCTTTATTAAGATACTCGTTGATATATTTCTCACCCCACTTAATAATCAATTGACCAGTCAGGGTAATACCTTCTGCAATCTCCATCGTGAAGTAACGGAAGTACTTGTTGCCAAGTGCACCATAAAGTGAGTTAAGAAGAATCTTAATTGCTAATTGTTGATTTTCATAATGGTTAATATCACGTTCAATTCTATAGATCTCAGCTTTGTTATTCTTATCGGCTAGTTCAAGTTCTTGTTTAGCAACTAGCATCTTCTTCTTAATTGCAGAACGTTCATCATACATTTCTTCAATGATTTTTGGCATGAAGCCTTGCTTCTGCTTTGAAAAAAATTGGCCGGTTGCTGCCATACACTTATCGGTGTCATTGATTAAGCCATTAAGACATCTATCTACTGTGACACTAGGTTGAATATCACCTTTCAGAATTGTTTCAGGACTCATGTTCCATTGAACAATAATGTTGGGATAAAGCGAGTTAACATCAAAGGAACACACCCAGTCGTGAATGCCACACTGAGGTTCTTTTACGTAACCACCATCATAGTCTCGCTTAAAGCTATCGTTATTTGGCGGAACGATAATGTTTTGCGACATAAGAGTTCTATGAATTAAAGAATCCCATATAGCAACGGTACCCATTGTATCAGAGTAATTAACGCCAGCTTTATACGCCATAGTTAGTGTAAGCGTAATCATAGCAATCTTATCTTCCATTCGGTCGACAAGGTCTACGTCTTTAATGTTATAATCAATAAACTTCTGGTGATCAGTCTGATACAGAGTATGAAGTGTTCCATCATATGCAAGCTTGCGTTCACCGAGAACTACATATGCAATGTGATCAAGACGATATGATTCTTGTGGACCAAAGGAGTAACCAAACTTCATGAATAGATCCATGTAGTCTAGTTGTGCAATACCAATCAGATCATAGATTTGTACTTGGCCTTTACGCATTGACACCATACGTTCTTCAACCAATCCCCAAGGCGATAGTTTCTTAACGTCATCTTGACCAAGCATGCGATTGATTCGGTTTACAAGATATGGAATATCGAATGTACGAATGTTCCATCCGGTGATTGCATCTGGACAAGTGAATTCGTCATGCCAAAACGCAATGAATTGCTTAAGTAAATCTAGTTCATCCTTACACTTAGTGTATCGAACTTGAGAAGTTTTCATGATAGACTTATCAACATCATAATCACCAAGAGCCCACACAAAGTATGTGTCAAGGATGCTATCCTTAATAGCAATAGAGATTACTGGATGAAGTGCTTGGTTGGGTTCAGGAAAACCCTGATCAGACGCAACCTCAATATCGATCGTATGAACACGAATTTTGTTGCGTTCAAACTTTATTTCATTAGGAAACTCATGTGCAATAAACTGTGCAATATAATTAGTGTTTCCATATACGTTAAAGTTCTCGACATCTGAATACTTCTCAACAAACTCTTTAGCTTCTCGCATAGAGTCAAATTTGATAGCGTCAACATTAGTGCCATCAAGAGATGTAAACTGAGAGTTACCTTTGCCTTTCACATAGAGCGTAGGCTTAAAGGGAATCTTTTTCTTGATACGACGACCGTCCTGATATCCACGATATAGGAGGTTGTTACCATAGCGGTTAACTGATGTATAGAATCGCATAATAAAATTGAAAATGGGGTATAATTAATTATACCCCATTTATGATTAAAAGTACAATACTATTACGTATATTTACTTATATCTTTGGCTTTTTGATTTCTTAATTGAAGTTATAACTTCTTGCATAATTTCGATCCAGAATAAAATCGCCTTCTTAAAATGATTTAGTAGTTTCATTTCTGTGCTCCTCTGTTAGGAGTTGTTTTTTACCGCCTTCTTTAACAGCGATCTTTTTAGGCTTCTTATATTCTGGAATAATACGCTCAAGGAATACCTTTAGCATACCGTTAAACAACTCTGCATCTTTGATTTCAATCTGATCTTCAAGAGCGAAGGTACGAGTGAAGTTGCGAGCTGCAATGCCTTTGAATAGATAGTTGGTATCATCTTCTTCAGCATTCTTAACGTTACCCTTAACGACAAGATGACCACCTTGAATTTCAATATCAATATCTTGCTGTGCAAAACCTGCTACAGCAATTTCAATAGTGTATTGATTATCGCCAGTCTTCCTAATATTGTAAGGAGGATAGTTGGGAATAGCTTTAGTTAGATCATCATGAATCTTGGCTAGTCGATTGTACTGATCATCAAACCCAACATAAAATTTGTCAAAGTCTTTGAACATGTCACGGCCAAATACATCTTTAATGTATGTCATAGTTCACTCCTTATTTCTTAGCGTAAGCTTTTTTAGCGTCAAAGTTGTATGCAGCAAGACCAAGAGTCGTAAAAAACTTAGATGCTTCTACAGTTACAGCTTTAGCATAAGCAGTTTGTGCTTCGATAAAGGCGTTGAGGGGTTTTGCTAGTTCTTCATTCGTTATGAATGTTTTGACGAACTGAGTTTTGGCGTCTTGAAATATATCAATAGCCGAGTTGACATTTTGCAACATAGTTTGCTCCTATTAAGCGAGTAAAATAAAAATGACACCCCGAAGGCATGTCGGTTAAAATCCTGCTTACTGGTTACAGGGGCAGCTTATCGTACTGCCAGCCTTAACGCTCCTAAGGTAGAAGAGTTCCTACGTTCCCATCCCGAGGGATATAACTATTTATATCAGTTTACGGCTTCTGCTTGAACTTTTTCTGCAGCTGCAGCCTTAGCTTCTGCTTCAGCCTTCATCTTAGCTTCTAAAGCTGGAAGTTGAGGTTGAGCTTGTTCCTGAATCTTAGTGATAAGACCTGCAACCATATCAAATGGTTGCTTACCTAAAGAACCAAGAACCATGTTTGCTTCATCAAGTGTCAATTCAAATTTTAACATATATTTCTCCATTACTTAGTTTTTTTGTTGCCAATATTATATTTAGCAGTTAATGTCCAATCGGCTTTTTCCTTAAAGGATACAACCTTGATTTGCGACAAAGAAACACGCTGTTCCGCTTTAGCTGGCACAACGATCTTTAACAATCCCCAGTCTGATAAAAGACCAGTGATAGTATTTCTACGCTCTATATCTCCACTTGTAATGTTTGCCTCTTTGCCATCAAGCGCAAATAGTTCTTTAAAGTGAACGATAAAATATCTACCTTGCTTATGCAAGATGTGACAAGATTGATACAGTGTTTTATCTTTACGGGAAGCCACTCCGATACGAGTGAGTGTTTCACGAACCTTTAGAAAATTATCAGGTTCTGGCAAAATCACCTCAAGCATTGAATCAGGAGTCCAATCGTAATAAATTAATTCTACAGTCATTTTCACTACCTCTTATATTTATTGTCATAATATCTACATTAGACTGTAATATTTATACGTTTATCTACCTCCGATTTTGTACTTTTCCTTAAGAGTTTTAATTTGTTCTTCAGTAAGTAACTCTAAAGCTCGAGCAGCTTTTTCAGAGGAGTAACCGTACTCTTTCATAACAATCTTAATGTCATCGCTAGCCTGATCTTTTTTATGCCACTTTGAAAAGCGTTTCTTCTTTGGTACTCCAATTCTATAAAAATCAAATTGCCAGTTTTTATTGATTGAAGAATACGAGTTCATTTCATTTGCAAACATAACAGTGTCTGCAAAGTAAGACAACCCGCGATTAACCATGAATGGAATGTAATCCTTTTCACTTTGAGGATCTTCCTTTATTAGGTCAACCTTAGTATCATTTATAGCATTTAGAAAATCAAAAAATGATGTTGTCATTTGCTTAATTTCAAAAGATCTTGAGGAGATGCTGCAAAGGTTTTACCTGGAAACTTTTCTATTAACATTTTTTCTATAACTTCATGATCTTTGCCGTGAGCAAGATATTGAAGCGTATCTCTTTCGTAAATAAAAATCATATCGTCTTTTATATCTACAATGATTTGTACTTGATTGACGTCT